GCCGCATTGAAGCCTTGGCGGCGCGCCACGGTCTTCAAGCCTATTGTGAAGCGCGGTGCCAAGTGTGGGGCGGTGACCCAGTGGTTGTGTTCGATTTGTGGACTAGGGCTTTGGCCGTGGCACAGGCGGACTTTTCTTCGTTACCTGATTCTTTGCGCTCAGAGGAACCGAGACAATATACAGTCCGTGAGCGGAACGGCGGTTGTTTCGGGTATGCACTGGCGAATTGCGTGAAGACAAATGTCGCTGCAATCAATGCGATTGCATCATACCGCGGTCCTGTAAACCGTACACTGGCATTGAGGGTTTGCAGGGAAAACGGTGTGCCTCTCATTATCATGAACGAGCGATTTGCACAGAGATCTCGCAAACGCTTAATAGATCAAATGGACAGAAGGAAAATTTCCCGTTCTTTTGTAGTCGTATATGAAGATCATGCTGTGGCGGTGGTGCCAAACACAATCACGTTGCATGGGGCTTTCGGCAAACGCACTATAACTTGGAAAAATACATTCTCGAAGGACGTAGAGATTACTGATTTTGAATGAGCGCTTTTATTGATTGTATCTTTTAACGCTCTTTAACTCCAGCTATCGAGTTAAAATTTAGCCGTCTTATCGTACGAGACCGAATACACAGCCTCTGAGTAGGAGTACAGCGAAGCCAACGAAATATCGAAAGATAAGTTGCGTAGCCTGAGCAGCACTGTGCTAGTCCAAAAACCAACCGATAAGGTCACTCAAGCTTTTCTATAGGTTAGTCGCTATGCGGCGAGACATGGTCGGCCAATCGGAGGTAACTCCCACTGGCATCGCGAAGCTGAAAAATCAGTGAGGCGAGGCGACAATCTTTCCAAACCTCATTTCTGGAAAGTTGTTCGGCCCGAGAGGACGGATGCGCATGTCGGTCTATTATCGGCCTTGAATGGCGATAGGCTTAAGGAGCAAACACCCCACTTTCATGTTGGTTTGGTACCCAACACGCGAACTCCATCGCGAGTGGTCTGCTTAACTACAATTACAGTACAATTGAAATGTCGGATGAGAGCATTGCCCACACCATCAGAAATATCTTGAAGCAGTGTAATTCTACCGTCATTTCAATTGGCCATACTGAAGGTCATTTCCTTTCTTCCAAACAATTTGCGGTGTTAGAAGAGTGTGCGGACACCCTCGAGAATCTTGAGTCAGTTGCTGGTGTGGACACACCAACAACTAGTGCAATTACCCAAGCTTCTTCAGAGGAAGACGGTTTTCGAGCACGCAGATTGGAACTTGCCCGCGAATTGAAGCAGAAACAAATTCGTTTAACAGCAGCTCCTCCAGGAGAACGCTCTCAGATCAATCTAGAGATTGGGAAGTTGTTGTCGGAACGTGCAAGGCTTGACAAGTTAATAAAGCAATTTGACGCAGCGACAATTGCTTGATCATGCCTTCAATTACCGCAAACCGTTTGATCGCAGAATATGGTTCGGATCAAGACTATAAGTTCGCTGGGGCAGTACAAGTGAAGACTGCTACAAC